CGAAGCCCCCGCCAAGACGGGGGACATCCGATCGCCCCCGCCCTTGTGATTAGAACTCGGTCGTGGCGAAGAAGCCCGACACCATGCCGTTGTCTTTCAGCTTCTTGCGGTCGTCGCGGTCGGAAGCAATCGCGTCCGAACCGAAAACCAGCTTGTCAACGCCATAGATAGACGAAACCTCGACGCCCTTCTTGTCGCCGTAGTCGAAGTCTTCCGTGGTCGTCTTCCAGCGGCGAGCATAAGCAACGCCGAGAGCCTGGGCGCCGCACAGGAACGCGCCGGCCACGTTCGCGCCAGCAGCGCCAACCTTGCCGAAATTCCAAATGCTGTTCGCCTGCTCAATCTGCTTGATGATGACGCCATCCCAAAGGAGGTCGCCGCCTTCAAACAGGCGCTCGTTTTCCATCGTCTGAATGGTTTCGCGCTGCGCCTCGACAATCGCCGGGTCGTTCTTCAAATCATTGAAGGCGGCCGGGTGAGCGTAGAGGATGTAATAGCGGCGGCCCTTGTTCGCGACAGAACGGATCGGGCGGATAAGCGGGTCAGCAACCGTTTCAGCGATGCGCTTCATGTTGCTAACGGCGCGAGCCGTCAGAAGGTCGTTCGTCGTGTCGAGAGTGCCGGCCGCAGTCGCGAGGACATTGGACGAAGCGTTAGAGCGAGCAGCGCCAAACAGGATGCGGTCAGCATTGTTGGTCATCCATTCGGTTGAGGCCGCAGCCGAGGCAGCGGTGATCTGAACACCATTAATCGAAGAAATCGACTTGATGATGAACTCTTCCGTGTGCTTCTTCGACCAGTCCTGCAACACGGCGCGAGCCGCGTCACGAAGGCCGATGGCCGAATACTGCTCTTCAATTTCCGGGACGCGCACGGCGTTACGGTACTTGTCGACCAGGATGTAGTGCGAACGGGAATAGAGATCTTCCTCGTTGCCCATCATCACGTTCGAGCCGGTCACGGCCGCCTTTTTCAGACGGTTGACCAGAGCGAAGACAAGGCGGTCGCCCTTCTTCTTAGACAGGTCTTCACGAACCTGAATGATCGAGGTTTCGTTCGTTCCCATGCTCTCCGAGAAACGGTTCTCGGTGAGGTATTCGCGGAAGAAATCGTCATCCCACTGTGTAGGCGTAAGCCCCTTTACAGCGCGGCTATTCTGGGTTTCAGGGAAAGCCATTGTTCAGGCTCCTAATAAAAAAGCCGCCTTACCGGCGGCCGAAGATGTCCGTGAGGGATTGCGGCCCGCCGTATTCGGGGCCGCTGCGGGAGCCGACGTTTCGGCCTGATGCGAAATTGCTCGGCAGGTTATCCATCGCCTGACCTTGGCCCTGCGACGGTTGCTGCTGTTGCAATTCGGCCTTCAACTCGGCTCTGAGTTTTTCGCGGTAAGCGTTCGGGTCAGCGCCAATTTCGGCCATCGCCTGCGCCCGCTGATGCCATTCGAGCATCGTCCCGTAAGGATGCGGAGAATTGTTGAAATGCTGCAAAAGTGCGTTAGCCGCCTGCGGGTTTTGCTTCTGCAAACCGCCGATGGCGTTAAGCGCCTCCGCGACAACCTCTTTCCCGTGCGCCTGTTCGGCCATGTAACGCGACTGTTGATCCCGCTCGGCAATTCGCTGCTTGGCGAACTCCTGGCGCAACCGCTCTTCACGTCTCTGGACAAACCCCGCCGGGTCTTCCCAAAAATCCGGTTCTGGCTCTTGCTTTTGCTGTGTCGCCGTCAGTTCCGCCTGCCGTTGGGCAAGCATGATCTGCTGCAACTGCTGCATCTGGGCGTTTTGCTGTTCTAGCTTGCGCTCAACTGCTGCAAGATTTTCCTTGTATTTCCGACGCTCTGCTGTGAGCGCGGTTACAGGGGCCATCGGCTGTCCGTCGCCGCCCGTTTCCGGCTGTTCGCCTTCTTCGTGCTGTTCCGGGGCCGCCTGACTTTCAGGTTGCAATTCTTCCTTCTCGACTGCGGGCGCATTGCCGCCGTCGAGTATCTCTTCGAGACCACTCATTTTGGCTTTTCCTGTTTACGTCGAGGTGACGAGAGCGCCCGGTGTCCGGCGACGACTGTTTTTTACGGGAACAACCCGAACCGCCCGTAACCCCGGCGACGGGACTTGCGCTTAACGGGCTGGCTGCCTCATCTGCGCTTGTTGCTGCGCCATGCGCGCGTCGTGTTCCTGGTCGCGCTGGCTATTCTCGCGGGCGAACTCTTTGTCCCGCTCGCTCTGTTCAAACTGCGTCTGGCGGTCGCGTTCCCGATTAGCCATATCGTGCATACGGTCGCGCTCGCTGCCCTCTGCCTCGTTGGCGTGGCTGCGTTCGCCCATTTCGTACTCGTGCTGGCGCTGGCGCTCGTTGTCGTGCGTTTGCGCCTGCTGCGCGTGAATGGGCGCGTATATGTCCGCCATCATCTTTTGCGGAAGGAGAGCGGTTTCGACCTTGACCTTCTGCGCCTCGGCGGCGGTCTTCTCCGCTCGGGCCGCCTGCTCCTCAATCTTGAACTGCGCGTTTTGCAGTTCCATCTGCATCTGCGTCTGCTGCAACATCGCCTGCTGCGGGTTGCTCGGCTGCTGGCCGGCTTCCATCTGCTGCAAGATCTGTTCCTTGTTCCGCAGGTTCGGCATGGCCGAGATAAGCGCCTTCATCGGGATTTCCCCGTTGGCGTCGAACTGCTTCAACTGAACAAGGCTCTGGAACTGCTCCATCTGCGAAGAAATGCCGTCCGGCGCTTCCTCGATGTTGATGTCAACGTCCATCTCGGCAACGCTGCCGACCGTGCCGGCGATCTTCTGCGCTTGCTGCGGGTTATTCATCGCCAGCATTTGAACTTCCAGCGGATCGACGTTCAGGCCCAACCACTTGACGTTTTTCTCGTCATCCGTGACGCGAATCCATTTCTGCTCTTTCCAGAACTGGCGCACACGGTTCCACACCGCGCGGAAGACGCGCAAATCCATATCGCGCAAAGCATCCATTAGAGGCGCAACCTCCATCATCGCGCTCTGTTGAGACGCCATGATCGCCTTGCCGCTCGCCGCTTCTTTAGTCTGCGTCTGCCCGCCCTGCAAGCCGATGTTGCCGGCCATAAGGTCAATTTCGTTCTTCGCCTCTTGCAATAGCTGCAAGTGGCCCGTCGCCAGGTCGAGGCGCGTTTCGATCTTCACCTTGTCGGTATAACCAGGGGAAATCGTCACCCATCCATCAGGCCGCGCCATTTCGCGTCTGGCCTTCTCGACATCGCGCACCGCGCCTTCTTCTGCAACAACCTGATTTGTGTTGAGAAGATGCAGAGCCTTAGAACGGCGCTTGTTAATCTCATCCTGCGGGCCAATCATCTCGCGCACGAGGCCGTAACGCTCGTTATCGCGGTTGACGTATGCAGAGCCGAAAACTAATTCACAATCGCTCTCGCCGCCGTCCGTCTGATACGGAGAGCGACCGGCTTTCAGAATGCCGCCCTTCGTGAACTCGGCATAATGCCACTCGTTCAGCTTCTTCACCCAAATCTGGCAGATGCGAACGCGCTTGCGCTTCTTATCAGCCCATACGGTGAATTTCGGCTTGTCGTCGTAGGTGTCAGACGTATGCAGATTGTCGAGCGTCCATTCGAGAGCTTCCTGGCCCTCCGGGTATTGTGCGATGGCCTCGTCTAGATCCATCCACTTAACCACGCCGAGATAACCAGCATCGCTAAAATCAGGAGCAGAAGAATGAGGGTCATAAAACATACGATCCCAAGGTATAACATCGACCTCAACGTCGATCTCGCCCTTGGCGTTCTGCTTAACGCCGATGCGATAGCCGCCCATTCCTTCAACAAGAATGTTGTCCCATACTCGTGACCGCTTATGGCTGAACCGCTGCGCGTCGGCCACATAGCGCAAAGCCTGCTCGCAACCCTCGGCGTCTTCTTCATGCGCCGGTGTGCGAGGCAGAACGCGCGGCTGAACGCGCTGCGCCTGCTCATAGCCTTTTAGAAAGTCGACCTTGCGCTTGATGCGGTTGACGATAATCGGTGGCTGCCGACGCTTGCGATAGGCTTCTAATTCTTCCGCCGTAAGCTGAATGTTATCGACATAGTCGCGGTCGCGCTGCGCTTCCTCGCGGGCGTGATTGGTCGCGTCTTCGGAGGCTTCGAAAAAACCCACCAAGGTCGAGACATCGACAAGCCCGTCGGAAGCGGTCGCCATCGGCTTAGAACCTTCCGCCCGTCATACCGTGGCGACCGGCGCGGGAAGCCGCGAGAATATCGGCAATCGACACGCCCTGCGAACGTGCTGCGTTCTCCATGGCGCCCGGGTCTTTCCAGCCAGGGCGAGGTTGCGCCGTCGGGACGACTTTCATCGGGCCAGCAGGAGCGGCAATCGTCGGCGGCTGATAACCGGGAATGCCAGCCATCGGGGGATGCGGGGCATTGGCGCGGTTTTCCAGCGCGCCTGCGTCGGCCCACTGATTGCGCGGAGTCGCCGCAGCAGCCGATGCAAATGTTTCAGGACGATGGCGCGGCGGCGTAGGAATAGCAGCCGGCGCGGCGCTCGCCATTGCGTGATGAGGTGCCATCGGAGCGGGAGCGGGCGCTGCGTTGGTAATAGGCGCGGGCGCTTGTGCAGCCGCCGCCGGAGCCGCTGCCGATGTTGCAGGCGATGCGGGAGACTGCTCATCGCCGCCGCCAAACAGCGCAGACAGCGCCGTCATAAAATCAAGATCGCCTGACGGCTGTTGCGCCTGGGGCTGGCCCATAGGCTGCTGCTGATCGCCGCCGCCGAGAAAGTCAAAGCCGCCGCCCTGACCGCCTCCGCCGCCGAACATTCCCATAAGGGATGAAAGGAAATCGCCGCCCATTACACAACCTTCCAATTATCGTCTTGGTCTTCGTCACGCTCGCCATAGTCACGAATGCGCGGCTCTTTCGGCAATGACGCCGGAGCAGGCGGGAGCATCCGGTCGAGCAACTGCCCAACCAAGCCTATCGCGTCCACCTGGTCGTCATGGACGCCAGCAGGGAACGCCGCCAACTCATTCACAAATTCTGTTCGCCAATGCGCATTCGCCGGAACGCGAAGACCCTGCATGGCCATTCGTCCCCGCATCGACTGGCTTCTGATCGCCTTGTCGCCGCGCGTCGGGAATTGCTCTAAAACCGTAAAAGCGCGCCGTTCTACGGATCGACGTTCTAAGAAGGGGCCGACGCCTGACCTAATCTGCCCCTGCTCTGTCGCCCATGCGAATGGACGCCATTTGGCTACTAGATCGCAGTAACTCTCAATCCACACGTCAGGCGACGCTTGCTGGCGCCAGAGATCGACGAGATACATATTCCCATCCCTGTCGAGACCGACAACGGCATGGACTGTGTAGTCGCCACCATCCGACGTGACCGCGTAATCGCTTCCGCCATAGAACCGCATCTCATCCTGCGGCGGGATATTATCGACGGGGTGAATCCACTCCCGCTTGAACAGGTTGCCCTCTTCGGCAACCGGGTTTTGCTGATAAAGGCTTTGCCACACACGAGGATCGCGCTTGGCGTCTGCCCGCATGTCATCCGTGAACCAGTCTGGCCAGAGCGGTTCACCGAGAGAACGTCCTAACGGGTCATCAGCCTGCGTCGCTTCCATGGGAAGGCTTAGAACCTTCCAGCGGTCGCCTTCCTCTGACAACAGACGGCCCGCGAGGTCATTCATATGCCAGCGCGTCATAATCAGAATCACCGCAGCGCCAGGTTTAAGGCGCGTCGATAAATCGAATTTGAGCCATTCCCATTGCTTGTCGCGGATTAGCTGGCTGTCAGCATCTTCTCGGCTTCGAACCGGATCATCGATGACGGCAAGGTCGGCGCGGCGACCAGTGATAGAGCCGCCAACGCCAGCCGCGTAATATTCGCCGCCCGCGTCTGTATCCCATCGGCCAGCGGCGCTAGAGGCGTCCGATACGCCAACACCGATAACATCGGAATGTTCTGCTACCAGCGCGCGAACCTTGCGGCCGAAGCGCTCTGCCAGTTCAGCAGTATGGCTCGCCGCAATAATCGACGCCTTCGGATTCTGCGCCAAGAACCATGGCGGGAAGAGCATCGAGGCGTATGTCGATTTGGCGCTGCCTGGCGGGAGAAACAGAGCAAGGCGCTTTACCTCGCCCCGCGCCACAGCTTCCAATTCCCTGATGATGAGCCGGTGATGTTCAGCGGGCTCAAACCCGCAGAGCCGGCACCATTCAGTTAAATCGCGCTTTGCCGCCCGCTTCTGCCTTTCGGCCTGCAACCGATATAGTAGCGCCGTCCGCTGTTCGGATGGCAGAGATAATATCGTCGAGCTGATCGTCTGTGAGTTGGTCAAGCGGTTTGGCCTCGACCTTCAATTCTTTCGGCAACAGACCGGCGATGACGCGGCAATAGCCAGACGGGTCATTGGCCCGCATTTCCTGAATGGCCGCCGGCCCGTGTTCCTGGAAATCGGCATACAGCGCATCAGTAAAAGCCTCGCCTAGCTTGTTGCGAGAGCCTTTAGGACGACCGCCGCCGATATTGCCGGTTACGAATCGGCCCTTCTCATCCTTGAGTGGCTTAGGCGTGTTATCCATGGCTTGCATGTGGCGCTAGAAAGGCCGCCGTCTCCGATGTCGCTTGATAGTGGGTTCCAGACGAGCGGCGCTGACCGGGTGGAGCGGCTTAACTATCACCGAAAAATAGCACGCTGCTCGTCTGAAATTCATTGACCCGATTAGGGTCATTACCAAATCATGCGCAAACTCGCGGCCGCAGTGCAAGTATGTTGATAACTTATTTCTCATCGAACATCCGAACGTATCGAGTGCGGCTGGATGCGCCGGTGGCGACCTGATCCATGTATTCGAGCGTCGATGACAGCGCCTCTTTCAGTCGGAACGAAATCGCCTTCTCTGGCGCCTTCATCCGGCGGGCTGTTTCCTGAACGCCTCGGCCCTCGCCACAGACAGCCACCAGGATTGCGAAACCGACCATTCCGCACCCAGGGTGGCGGGCGAGTAAATTAAGCCACTGGTAAGCCTCCTGTGCGCGTTCTGGAAGCGGCTCAACAGCCGCCCCCCCATCAACTTTCGTCCTGGCGTAGTCGATGGCCATGTTGCCGCGCTGCGTGGACTCCCATTTCTTCCGAAACACGGATGCGGCGTGAGCCTGGGCGTCGTCAATGATGCCCCGGTGGTGGAGCATGGCGATGGGATGCTCGCGGAGGTTGCGAACGACCCGCAGCTTGGCGCCCTTCTCGAACGGATCATCGACATCGGCCGGGGCGATGACGGCGCGGGGGTATTGGCCAGCGAGGGTGACAGGCTTCGGCTTGCGGCTCATTCTGCGGCTTCCTTGGCGCCGTAATACGGGCGTCCATTCTCGCGCGCCCAACGCTCC